GATGGACCGGCAGCGCCAGCCGGTGGTGACCATGGCCACCGATTCTGCCACTGCGGGGGCCGATGACGCTGCCGCCACCGCCCTGCTGGGGACCGCGCGTCAGCTCGGTATGATCCGGAGTACCACCACGACAACCGGGGTAAGCTGATATGGACATCGCCACGTTTCAGGCCGCATTCGGTTCGGAATCCTCTCCCGCGGTTCAGACCGTCATCGGTGGTGACTATCCGCGGGTCACCCGCAAGGTTACCATCGCATCCGGTGCGGCGCTGCCCGAGGGGGCGGTGCTGGGGATGATTACGGCGTCGGGCAAATATGTACTGTCGGCATCCGCGGCGGTTGACGGATCGCAGACGCCGGTCGCCATCCTGTGCGCCGGCGTGGATGCCGCCGCTGCCGACGCCGAGGGCATCGTCTGGTTTTCCGGCGAGTTCAACGCCGGCGCACTCGGCTTCGGCGCCGGTCACAGCGCCGAGTCGACGCGTGCCGGCCTGCGTGCCCTCTCGATCTTCATCTAGGATACGGCCATGGATATCTACAGCACGGCGGCGATGCTGCCGGTTGTCCGGTCATTGCGGTCCGAGGTGTCGCGCTATTTGCTCGACGTTTTGTTTCCGTTCGCAACCAATTCCGATGCCTATGAGATCTATTTCGACGTTGAGAAAGACAGTCGAAAGATCGCACCGTTTGTCTCGCCCCTGGTCGAGGCGCCGATCGGCAATCGCTCCGGGTATGAGACGAAGTCGTTCAAGCCGGCCTATGTCAAGCAGAAGGATATCGTCAAGCCGGATGAGGTGGTTCGGCGGATGATGGGGGAGGCGATCGGCGGCACACTGTCGCCGGCCCAGCGTGAGCAGGCGATCCTGATCCGGTTGTTGCGTGACCAAACCATGTATTTGGTCCGGCGCAAGGTGGTGATGGCCGCCGACGTGCTCGACGATGGAAAAATTACGGTCGTGGGCGATGACTACCCAGCGGTGACCGTCGATTTTCAGCGCGACCCGGCGTTGACCGTGGCGTTGGCCGGGGCCGCCCGCTGGGGCGAAACCGGGGTGTCTCCGGTCGACGATACCAGCGGCTGGCTGGATCTGGTCGGAGAGAAATGCGGCGCGGCGCCCGATCGCGTGATCATGGACCCCAAGGCATGGGCGTTATTTCAGGCCGACAGCAAGATCGATCGGATGTTGGATCGCACCCTCGGGCAGGACGGGGTGCTGTCGTTCGGGTTCCGCCCGGGCGTGCCCGGGATGCCGGCCTGGAAGGGCCGCATCGGGGTGGTGGATTTCTTTGTTTATCAAGACACTTACACCGACACCGACGGCACCACCAAGACGTTGTTTCCTGATTATACCGTCTTGGTGGTGGCCGTCCAGGCGATGGAGGGAGTCCAGGCTCAGGGCGCCATCCTCGATCCCACCGCCGGGTATCAGGCGCTCGAGATTTACCCGAAATCGTGGGTTGAGAATGATCCTGCGTACCGATTCCTTATGAGCCAATCGGCGCCGCTGGTGTATCCGACCCGGCCCGACGCCAGTTTCCGTGCGCGGGTGCGCTGATGGCTGTGAACGTGCACGAACACCATCCGGCGTCCGCGGAGTCTGCGGCGATCGCGGCGCCGGATGATGCCGATCCGGCCCGTGATGCCATCATCGTCGCCACCCTGCGCTGGGAGGGCGGTTTTGTCGATCACCCCGCCGATCGCGGCGGGGTGACCAATTGGGGCATCACCCAAGCCACCTACGAGGCGTGGTTCGGTCGCCCGGTGTCGGTCGCCGACATGCGCCTGATGCCGCAATCCACCGCCTTGGCCATCTACCGGAGCGCCTATTGGCGGCCCGCCGGCTGTGACCGCCTGCCAGAACTGATCAGGCCGGTGGTGTTCGACATGGCGGTTAACCATGGGCCGGCCCGCGCGATCGCCGTGCTTCAGGGCGCGCTGTCTCGGATCGGCGCCAAGACCACCATCGATGGCAGGCTGGGTCCCCAGACGCTCGCCAAGGTTGAGGAGGCACTGACCGGGCATGGCGCCCGCTTAATCAATGCCATCTGCGATCAGCGATGGGCGTTTTATCGGGCCATCGTCGCCAAGGATCCGAGTCAGGCGGTGTTCGCGCGGGGCTGGCGCAGCCGCTGCGACAGTTTTCGCCAAAAGGAGGCCGACCGTGTCCGGTGATGACATGAGAGTGTTTCGCGAAGCCATGGAAGTGTTCGAGGAGCGCTTTCAGGGTATGTCCGATCAATTGATTCGCCATATCGCCCGTGAAGATGGGGCGCTGGAGCGACTCGAGCAAAGCTTGGCCATTTTGGCCCGAAAAGTCGAAGGTTTGGTTGAGTTTCAGACCAGCGCAAGCGCCATCTGGCGCGTACTGAGCTGGATGGGGGCCGGAATCATCGCGCTGGGTGCGGTAATTTCTCCGTTTTTTGACACGCTGATGAAGCGGTAGCGTGAGGATTGAACCAGATGAATCGAATTAACATCATCTCTTGGTTGGCCGATCGCGGCCGCGAGCGTAGCACGTGGCTCGGCCTGGTGGCGGCTCTGGCGGTGCTTGGCATCCATCTTACGCCCGAGATGCAGCAATCGGTGACCGAGTTGGGAGTGGCGCTGGCGTCGTTCATTCTGATCGTCGCCAAGGATTCTTCGCCCAGCCCCTAGGCCCCGTCCTTTGGCCTACGATACGGCAGGTCAGCCTGATATCCGTGCGTCTTGCAATGCCGACCGGTCAGGCGGCATTGCGCGGCGGCACCGCGGCTAGGTGGGTCGGGATCATCGCCGCCAGCATCCGGCTCTGGTCATCGAGTCGGGCCTGAACCCCGCGCGCCTCGGTTCGGGTTTCAGCCCGATGCTCGGCGATGGCACCCTTCAACTCGGTTCGCAACCCGGCGATGTCGCCCTTCAGCTCGGTTCGCAACCCATCGATCTTGGTGTCGACCTTGGCGATGTCGCCCTTCAGCTCGGTCCGCAACCCGTCGATCTTGGTGTCGATCTTGTCATCGAGCCGGGCGATGTCGCCCTTCAGCTCGGTCCGCAACCCGTCGATCCGGCCATCCAGATGCCCCTTGAGGGCCACGATTGCGGTCATGAGGTCTTCTGTGCTCACGGTCATCGCTCGGTCTCCCTCCCCGTCGGCGCCCTGCTTTCAGTATGGCCGCTCCGGCCCGTCGCTAATGCTTCAGCAGCAGCATCAGGATGCCGACGGTCGCGGCCAGGTTGAAGCTGATCATCCATTTCAGGAGGCTCAGGTCGGTTTCGATCTTGGCGAATCGACCGTCATAGGCAGCTACCGCAACCGCCCCGGCGCGTGCCTTGTCCTCCGGCGCGCCTGCGGCAATCAAGGCGTCATACAGCTCAGCCTGCATCGTGGTCATGGGGAGTATCCCGGCCGGTTATTCCAGCCTTCAGTATGGCCCCGTTGCTCCCCGGCTTCAATCCCCTTGACCACCACCTCTCCGGGGCCTATGTCTTGGCTATGGGCAGGCAGAGCCGAAAACTCTGCCGGTTCACATGTCCGCAGGCGGTTGTCGCCCGTGTCCCGAGAGACGGCGGTTTTCTCCGCTATGTCCAGGGTCCCCATGCGCATGTCCAATGGCGCAAGCCTAAAGGCATGGGGGCACGTCCTGCGGCGTGTTTTCGGCCCTGGACGCCAGCGGTGCCTAATAAGCAGCGATGGCGTTCTGCGCAACAGATCCGCAGGAGCATCGCCATGACTACCGAGTCAGGCCAGGGGCAGAGTCTGCCCGCCACCGCCAATCCCATGATCAACCGCCGCTTTTTGCTCAGCGCCGTCCCGGTCGCGGCGCTGGCAATGCCGTGCCCTGGCGCCGTTGCCAGCGCCGTCTTGCAGGAGGATGCCGCACTGCTCGCCCTGTTTTACCAGTGGCTGGCGGTGATGCGCACCCTTCCGACGTTCGATGGATGGGATGATGACGGGTTTGGTGATGCCAACGAAGAGTGCCATGAGATCGCCGAGCGCGCGGCGGCCATTCCGGCACAAGGCCTGACCGGGATTCTGGTCAAGGCGCTGTTCTGGGCCTGGGAATCCTACGGAGACCAAGTTATCATCCGGCCCGCGCAGCTTGCCGCGTTGTCCGAGGCGTCGGCCAACAGCCCCTCGGATTTCATCATCGCCGCCGCGATCATTCGGGATGGCATGCGCCTGGTTCCCGCTATCGCCGCTCTCGTGCGGGAGGAGTTCTGAGATGAACAGCCTTACCACCATCGCCTTTCACGGCGACACCCTGTTTGCGATCGAACGCGATGACGGCGTCTTCGTCGCCATCAAAGGCATCTGCGATCGGTTGGGGATTGACTGGGAGGGACAGAGGCAGCGATTGAAGCGCGATACCGTGCTGGCAGAATGCACCTGTATAATGCAGGTGCCCTCCCCCGGCGGCCCCCAGGAGACCACCCTGCTCCGGCTTGACCTGGTCAACGGCTGGCTGTTCGGCATCTCCGAGAACGCGGTCAAGTCCGAGGCGCGGGCGGCTGTGCTGACCTACAAGCGTGAATGCTACCGGGTTCTGTTTGATCATTTCTACCAGCAATCCCGGCGCGGGGAGCCGGCGCCGGCGGTTGAGGCCGACGGTCCGGCGGTCCGTGACCTGCCGACCGATACCCTGCGCACCTACCTGCGCATGGTAACCGAGGTTCGCATCCTGCGCGGCAAGGCGGCGGCCCTCAAATTGTGGCAGGAATTGCCGCTGCCGGAGCTGGCCGCGCTTCCGCTGCCGGGGGGGGGCGGGCCGCCGGTTTTGAAGAGCCGGCCACTGCGGACGATGGCATCGCCTGTCTCTATCATCTGCTGGAATGGATCGAGCCGGTGAACGGCGTCAGCTTCAGGGCAATGATCCGGCAGGCACTCGCCCAGGGTGGCCAACCGAGGGAATCGCCCACTGCCGCCCGGCTGCGCAGTCAGGGTTTGCGCCTGGAAGGCACGGAGCATCTGCGTATCGCCAATTGCCATTACGTTCTGGCGCGGGTGTTTGTCGATACTCCCTGGGCCGGGCGCTGGGCCGGCGCGTTGCGTCGGATCGGCCCCGAAGTTACCAAAGGTGAGCAAGTCAGCAATTTTGGTCGTGTCACGAGCCGCTGCATCAGGGTGCCGCTGGCACTGCTGAATGATTTCTGATTGTTTATCATGACCTATGATCCAGATGCCGCCGGCTTCGCCGACCTGATCGCCAGTGTCGGCGTAGCGGCCAGCTACGTCCCGGCCGGCACCACCGGCGTCACCCAAGTTCGAGTGATCTGTGAGCGCTTCGATCGCGTGATAGCACCGGCGTGGGACGGTGGGGTGGGGGGAGGTAGCACCCGAATCGTCACCCCGGTGGTCTGGCTGTGGGTCGCGGCGGCCGACGTGCCGTCTTTGCGTCCGGCCGATCGCCTGACCATCGATGGCTCGGTGTACGCCATTCAGGCGGTGCGCCGGCCCGCCGGCCCGCATCTGTGGGAGGCTGAAGCCTATCTGCTGGTGGCTGGTGCGCCGGCGCCGGACGGTGTTCCTCTGCCCGATCCTGTCGCTGCCGAACAGTGGCTCGGCACCTACGCCGGTGAAGCCGCGGTGCCGCTGGCCGCCGGGCAGGTGGTGCGGGTGGAGGCCGATGGCCGGCTGGCCCTGGCCCGGGCCGATGCGGATGCCACCGCCCGCGCGGCCGGCGTGGTGGTACGGGCGGGCGGCCCGGGCGAGCTGGTGGAGTGGACCGTCAATCGCCCGGTCGATTTGCCCGACTGGTCGGCGGTGCTGGAAGACGACGCATCCGTGCTGGTTCCGGGCGTCGACTATGTGCTGTCCGGCATCGTCTCCGGCCGGATCACGCCCGAAATACCGACCACCCCCGGCTGGTGGGTGGTGCCGGTTGGCCGGGCGGTGGCGCCGACCATCCTGCATGTCTACCTCGACCGCGCGATCAAGTTATAGGCCGTTCGATGCTACGTTTGCCGATCACCCTGGTCGAGTCTGGCCGCTTGGCCCAGCTCCAGCCGGGCGACCAGTTGCCGGCGTCGGCGGTCGAGGGGCTGGAGGCGCTGACCCTGGTCGCGGGTCCTGCGCTTGCCGCTGGCCAGCCGCTTGCCTGCGCCGGCTCCGCCCAAGGCCTGCTGGCCCGGGCCGACGATGCCGACCTCGCCCTGGTGGTCGGGTTTGCAGGGGCGGGCGCCGCGCCCGATGAGGCGGTACCGGTGCGGGTGTCCGGGGCGCTGACCTTGCCCGATTGGTCGGCGGTTGCCGGAACGGTCGATCTGACTCCGGCCGCCGATTATTTTCTGGCTCCTGCTGCCGGCCGCATCACCGCCACCGTCCCCACCGTGGGCCATCTTGTCCGGGTCGGACGGGCGGTCACCGGCCGCACCTTGGTCATCCGGATCGGTGATCCGATCCGGTTGGGGTAATCCGGATCGGTGATCCGATCCGGTTGGGGTAATCCAGATCGGATATCCGATCCGGATGACAAGTTTTAAAATGGAATCAAGGCACTCAACCCCGCCACCAGCGCGCCGGCATGTCATCGGTCACTTGGGGTAATCAGGATCGGTGATTTGATCGGGTTGGGGTAATCCAGATCGGATATCCGATCCGGTTGGCATAGGAACGCCGCGCATGGCCTATAAGGTTATTGTTTTGGAGGATGATGGCAGTCAGCGGGCGATTGACCCTGCGGCGCTGATGCCATTGTGCAGCTACTGGCTGATCGATGATCCGTCCAAGCGGGCCTTCGCCTTGGATCGTTCGATCCACGACGGCAAGGAGTTCGTGTTTCATAACGGTCAGTGCCTGGTTCCGGGCATTGATTATCAGATTTCCGCCGCACAGACGCTACAGTTGGCGGCGGATTTTCCCCTCTCCGGAGGGGATCGGCTCTGGATCCGCTATTGGGTATCCTGAGCGTTTTAGCGTGAAACCACATTGGAGATAACGGCCATGGCCGGGCACACTAAGTTTACCAATCGGCAGGTCCGGGTTGTCGAATCCTTCGACCACGGCAACCAGCGGGTCACCAATCTCGCCGACGCCGTCGCTGCCAACGACGCGGTCTCGCTGTCGCAGCTTCAGCAGGCCCTGTTGGGCTTGCGCTGGAAGGACCCGGTGCGGGTTATCACCACTGGTCCGGTGACGCTCTCGGGCCTTCAGACCATCGACGGCGTCACCGTGATGGCCGGGGACCGGGTGCTGGTCGCTGCCCAGGCGCTGGCGAGCGAAAACGGCATCTATGTCGTCGCCGACGGCGGTTGGTTACGGGCCGCCGACGCTGATGGATCCTCCAAGTTGGTCTCGGCGACCGTACTGGTCGAAGAGGGCGACACCTGGGCCGATTCGCAGTGGACCTGCACCAACAACGCTCCGATCGTGGTCGGGCAGGACAGCATCGTCTTTGCCCGCCTTTCCGGTGCGGGGCAGATCGATGCCGGTGCCGGCCTGACCAAGGTCGGCAATCGCATCGATGTCGGGGCGGGGGCCGGCATTGCGGTGCTGGCCGATACGGTTGAGGTTCGCCTCGGCGGCTCCACGCTTGCGGTCGATGCCGGCGGTCTGCGGATCGCCGATTCCGGCGTGACCGAGGGCCAGATTGCCGCCGCTGCGCTGGACTCCAGCCTCCAGGGTGGCGCCGGCGCCAAACTCGGCGTCCGTCTTGATGGCGACTCGCTTCAGATCACCGCGGCTGGTCTCTCGGTCGCGGAAGGCGGCATCATGCCGGCCGCCATTGTGCTGCCGGAGGGGTTCGTGCTGCGCGGCACCGCGGATGGCACCGCGGTGCTGGTGCGCGACGTCGTGGGGGAGGCTGCCACCGACAGCGGCGACCACACAGTGTTCGGTCTTGCGTATCCGCCGATTCCGGGGACCGAGCGCGTCTACCTCAATGGCGCCCGCCAGTTTGCCGGCGTCGGTCTCGACTATACCTTGGCTGGCTCCGTGATCACCTTCAACGGTGCCACCGACGCTGATCCGCGGGTGGTCGTCGACTACCAGTCGGCGAGCTGACGGTCTTCCCAGAGAGCGTTCCGGTTCGGGTGCGAATCGGGACGCTTGGCCTGTTTTTGGTTCTCCCTGCCTGGCGGGACGGCCCACCAGTCGGCCGTCCCGTCCTTTTTTGCCGAAGGTTGCGCATGACCAGCGATTGCCGCTCCCCGGTTTTCCCGTCGCCGTTGCCGCCGCTGCCGTTGTGGCAGACACAGGCGTTGCCGCCGGCGGTCGAGGGTATCCCTTACACCGCGATCCTGATCGCGATCGGATGCGAGCGATTCGAAGCGCTGTCGGAGTTGCCGCCGGGACTGACGCTAACCTCCGATGGGCGCCTCACCGGCACCCCCGGTTACGTACTGCGCGATACCGAGTATGATATCGTTATCCGTTGTCATGCCCGGAGTCTCGACAGGGGGGAATGGAGTTTTGCTGATCGGCAGTTTATCTTGTATGTCCGAGACGTTCCGGTGCGTTCGGACGTCGGCCGGCGCACCCGGACCCCCTTTGGCCAGGTTCGCGAGGCGCCGGTATCGGAGTCTCCGCGTGATCTCGGCGATCGTCGGCGGTTTCTGCTGTCCTGGCTGCCGGCGGAGGGTTCGCTGTCGGTGCATGTCAATAACCAGCTTCAATTGGCGGATCAGGATTATGCCGTCAATGGCAACCTGATCACGTTTCGGGTGGCCAAATCTCCATCCGCTCATATCGAGTGCAACTATCGCAACGTCTGGAGTGACTGATGCAGTTCTATGTTCAGCGTGGGGCAGATGGTGTCATTCAGGCGGTGTTCCCCTCCCCCCGTCCGGACTGGTCACCCCCGACCGATCCCGATCCGCTTGCCGATGACGCGCCGGAGCTGGTCGCCTTCCTTGGATCCGGAAAACTGGTATCCCGCCTGCTGACGCCGGTTGCGTTCTTCGAGCGCTTTGCGCCCGAGGAACTGAACGGCGCTTTCGCGGTATTCGCCGGCGAAATGTTTATGATCACTTTGAGGGGCGTGGCTGACCTCGATCATCCGTCAACCGCCGGATTGTTGAGTCGTCTTGAGGTTGCCGGTGTCCTTTCGGCGGCCCGCAGATCTGAAATCGGAGCATAGGCAATGAGCAGAACAACCCTTCCGCTCCCGCAATTGAGGGAAAAAATCCGGTCCGGGGAAGCCGCAGTGTCCGTCGGTGACGGCCGCCGCTTTACCGTCGAGCGGTCGATCTATCCCGGCACACAGATCGTGACCCTCAACGGGCAGACTCTCGCCTACGGCGATGATTATTCCCTGGAGGATGATGCGATTATCCTGGCGTTCGACGCCGGTCCTGATCCTTGCGTGCTGGTCACCTACGTGCCGACCGCCCCGGGGGAGGTGCCGTTGTTTGGCGCCGTCGACCCGGCGGCCCTCGATGGCACCGGCGCTCGCGGCGCCTCGATGTTTGTTTCCCGGGGCGATCATCGGCATGGCATAGCCGATGGCGCGGTCGCTCTCCGCCACCTGGCGTCCGGGACGGCCGGCCGGGTGGTCGGCTATGACGCCGAGGGCCGGCCGGCCGCGATCGACCCCCGCCCTCAAACGCTCAGTGGTGAAATCGATGCCGGAACCGCGGTGATCGTCGGCGCGACCGTCGACCGTCTGTCGGAACGGTTGGTCGATTTGAGCCGGATGGCGGTGGACGCCGATTTTTCGGCCGATGCGATCTGTCGGCCGTGCCTGGTGACTGGCTTTGGTGATTTGGTGTTGGATGGCCCGGATGTTGGTGTCGACGGTGCCGTTATGTATGGACCCTATCGGGGTCACAGGATATCTGTGACCAGTGATGGTCCGATGCCGGGGGTTCGGATTTATGGTGTTGGGGTTGATGGCAATGACATCAACGAAATCATCCCCGCCCTGCAAGGCGCAGGCACTGGTTATACCACTGCGTTTTTTGTCAGGGTTACTCGCGTGTTTGTTGGGAACGGGAACGGTCCGTTCTCGGTTACATGCTCGATCGGACGCGATCTGGTTGCATTCACGATCGATCCTGCATTGGGATTGGCATGGTATTTGCCATTTCCGGATTACGGGAACGATCGACCGTATTCCGGCATTACGTTTTATTTGCGCAAGTGGCAGGGGGGCGGCACGGCGAGTTTGTTGTTGATGGTCAAACATCCGGTACCGACATCGGTTGAATGGCGGGTGATCGCCCCTGCCACCCTGGCGTGGCATCAGGGGGTGGTTCCTGATCGTCCGGCGGCGGGCGCCAGAGAGACATTTCTGTTTCATTACACGTCGCTGGACGACGTCATCCGTGGCGTTCGCACATTCAAGAGTTGAATCCGATGTCGATCCTGGCTCATCATTCTAATGGCGGAGAGTTATTCGCTCGGTCTCCTGTTTGGGAGGTGGGGATTGACTCATCTGTGCTTGAGGGAACTGAAGTTCGCTATACGTTGATAGCTACAGAGGCGTATCGATACCATCATATTGATGGAGCCATTCCGTCCGGCCTTACGTTGGACAATCAAACTGGTGTTGTTGCTGGTTTGATCCAGAATATTGATAGTGATACAGAGTTTCAGTTCACAATACGGGCGAGTAATTATCACGGATATTCAGACCGGATTTGCCGCATTGTCGTGTTGAGGGTTCAGGTGGTGTGGCAGGAGGTCTTGAATCAGTCTAAGAAGATGGGTCTTTTGTTTCATGCCCGCCTGTCCGCAAGCAATGCCGTTCGGTACGATGTCATTGATGGTGTTTTGCCGCCGGGCTTGGCGCTTGACGCCGCGAGTGGAGAAATCGCCGGAACCCTCGGCGACGTCGGTGCCGATACCGTCTATGCGTTCACCGTTCGTGCGGTTGATGCGACGGGATATGGGTATGCCGACGCGCAGCATCGCATCACTATTCTTTATGTCCGGCCGGCCGGGTCGGTCACCCTGAATAGCACCGGACTCTACGAATGGTCGGTGCCGTCCGGTGTTTGGTCGTTGACGATGGAATGCTGGGGTGCCGGCGGGGCCGGCGGACGCTGGGGGGCTACGCCGGCCGGCTGCGGCGGTGGCGGGGGCGGTGGCTACGTCTGGGCGCGCCTGGGGGTCACCCCGGGCGAAATTGTGCGCGGGATGGTGGGCGCCGGCGGCCGGGCAACCGTCACCGGCATTACGGCAGGGGAATCCTCTCGCGCGTTTCTGCGCGATTGGGACGGTCAGCCGGGCATCGCCGCGTACGGTGGTGACCACGGGCGTGGCGGGGGCGTCGGCAACGGGGGCGGCGCCGTCGGCGGGGCGGGTGGGGTTGGTGGTGGATTCACTGACATGCAGAATTACGAGTCCAGTGGGGTTGTTGGTGGGACGGGTGGGGCTGGTGGCGACAACGACATTGGCCTTAATGGCGCGGCGGGTGCCGCGGCCGATCCCGGCGGCGCCGGCGGGGGCGGTGGTCCCTACAATGGCTCGGCCGTGTCGTATTGCCGGGGTGGCGGCGGCGGGGGCGGGGGCGCCGGTCCCGGCGGTGGGGCCGGAGGTCATGGCGGGTCGGTCCGCCTCAATTTGGTAACCCGCGATCTCGAGTTTTACGGGTTAACCGTCGGGGCCGGCTACGGCGGCGGCGGGGGCGGCGCCTGTGGTGCCAGCGCTGCCGGCAAGATCGTGCAAACCCTTGGTGCCCGGGGTGGCAATGGGGCCGTGCGGTTTTCCTGGGGCTGATCATGACGTGCGTTGCGATATTGCTGGCCAATCGCTATTCTGGACCCGTCGGGGATCAGGTGACCAGCGAGGCGGTCATGGGAGTTATGAAGTGGTTTGCAGCAGTCTTGATATTTTTTGCGAGGCTGGCGGTGGCTTTCGCACTGATGGTTGTCTTTGCGGCGATTCTTGCCGGGATGGGTAGACACCATTCCGGACTTTGGAGTCTGCTACTGGTGCTGGCGTTTCTAGCGCTTCTAATTTCTCCACAGCCACACAAGACCGCGCCGGCAGCGGCTCCCGTTTCCGTGCCCGTAGCCCCCTCCACCGCACCTGATTTGCTTCCGCCCCCGGCGTCGTTGGTACCCTTGTCGCCCGTAGCCTCGGTCGCGCCGGGGCCGGATCGGGGGCCGAGCCCGAAATCGGGGGAATGGCGCGCCCGGACAGCCGGAGATCACACCACCGCGCTTCCGGCCACCGACATGACCGGGATGATCATCGCCTTGAGTGCGCCGATCGCGGGCGGGCGCGGCTTTGTCCAGATTGGGAACACCGGCTGGTCGGTCGCCGGGCCGGACCTGCCCGCCGGCGTCCTGGTCAAGATCACCGGCCGCACCGGCCGTGTGCTGTGGGTGGAACCTTTTCGGCGTGCGCGCGATCCATTGGCCGATCGTCTGCGTGGACGCCGGCTGGGGCCGGGCAATGTGGCGCTCCCCGCGAGCGATCCCGAGTCGTAAGTTCTGATGGACATATCCCTCTTTTGGCGCGGATCCCCGGGGCCGATCGCCCCTCCGGGTGCCGACGTCCGCATTCTCGCCCCGGTGGCGCTGGCCCGTGCCGCCGCGGCGCTGGTGACCCGCCTGCGCGAGCACACCGCTCTGGTGCTCGGCCGGCGGCTGGCCCGCTGCTGGCGCCGCTCTTCGGTTACCGAGGCGGGGGATGGATTTAGGACCTGGGTAAGTTTGCATGATCGCTCCGGCCGTGGGGCGGAGATCATTACCGCCCACACCGAGGGCGCCGTGATCACTGCCGGGAACGGCCGCTGGCTCGCGCTCGCCACCGCCGCAGTGCCCCGCACCGGCGGGCGATCGGGCGGCCGGCGGATGACGCCGGCGGAGGTGGGCCGCCGGTTTCCTGACCGGTTGGTGTTCCGGCCCGGGCGCTCCGGGCGGACGGCGGTGCTGGTGTTGATGCCGCCGGCCGCGCCCGTTTCCGGCGGGCGCGGTCGCTCTGTCTCGCCCCGTCCCCGGGGGACGGTGTATTTCGTTCTCACGCCCCAGGTGACCTTGAAAAAGCGTCTCGACCCCGACTCGGTGGTCGCGCGCTTCATCCAGGATTTCCCAGATATCGAGGTTGGTCATGGCGATCAGTCGCCGTGAGCGGGCGTTGGCGGCCCTGCATGCTGCCCTTGACACCCTTGCCGGCACCGGCACCGGCCCGAGGGTCGAGCGGGAGACGCCGGTGCCCGACACTGTGCCCGTGGCCGGCCTGGTCATCCTGCGCGACGGCGACCCCGGCGAGCCGGAGATCACGCTGTCGCCGCTCTTGTATACCTATGATCACCGGGCGTTGGTCGAGGTCATGGTCCACGGCCCGACCGCGGGCACAAGGGCGGGGCGGCTGGACGCCCTGCTCTGCACCATCGGCGATTTGCTGGTCGCCGATCCCACCCTTGGGGGCGCCGTCGAGGATATCGATGTCGAGGCGCCGGATAGTCAGGATATGGCGCTGCCGGGTGCTCCTACGCTGAAGGGCGCGCTGGTGACGGTGATATTGACCTATTCTACCGACCATCCGCTGCACTGACTCTTGCACTGACTCTTGCACTGACTCTCTGTTAGAGGTGATGTTATGACCACAAGAGCGCTCGGCGCGAATGCGTCGTTTCTGATCGGCGTCGAGTCCGGATATGGGGTTGCGGCGACCGGGAACGTCTACGAAATCCCCCTGGCGACGACCGATCTTGGCGGGGAGGATACGCTCGAGCCGGATGAGCTGCTCGGCCGGGGCCGTGAACCGGATGAACCCGATCGCGGGCCGATCGACGTCAAGGGCAGTGTCGAGGTGCCTTTGTGCCAGCGCAACACCGGGATATGGCTGTGGGGATTGTTTGGCCCCCCGGTCACCACCGGCACCGTGGCCAGCGGGCAGTTTACATTCAGTGATCAACCGGGCGATGGGGCGACTGTGACCCTCAATGGCGTGGTCTGGACGTTGGTTGCCGCCGATCCGGCGGATTATGAAACCCTGATCCAGCCGACCTTGGCGCAGACGCTGACGCAGTTGGCGGTTGACCTCGGGGCCGCGGATGATGCGGTGCTCAAGGGCTGCCGGTTTGCCGCCACCGCCACCACGCTCACCGTCCGCACCCGCTCGCCCGCCAGCGCCGGCAACGTGTTCACGCTGGCGGCATCCGCCGACCCGGTCAGCAACGCCACGCCGTCCGGCGCCACCTTGAGCGGGGCGAGCGGAGAGTCGACCATTTCTCATGTCTATCGGTCGGGGGCTGCCACCCTGCCATCGTTCACGGCCGAAACCGGCATGCCCGATGTCGGCCAGTATTTTCGCTCGCTCGGGGTGATGGTGGGGTCGCTGGCGTTGGCATGGGCGCCCAAAGGGCGGACAAGGGCGACCGTGACGGTGATCGGCCAGAACGAAATCAAGGCGGCAACGGCCTTAAGTTCTGCCCCGATCCGCCATCCGCTGGCCAAATTCCGGTCTCGCAATGGCGAGATTAAGCGCAATGGCACCGCGCTGGGTCAGGTGACGTCGGCAAAGTTGACGATTGATAACAGTTTTGATCCGGTGTCTGTTATTCGCTCTGATGGAATGATTGATGGGGTTGATCTCGGCAAGCTGTCTGTAAGCGGAGAAGTTATGGTCCGCTACACCGGGGAGGAACTGGCGGTGACGGAGGATGAGCCGATTGCCCTGACGCTGGGCTGGAAGCCCAGCGATACCACCAGCCTGACGTTTGATCTTCCGGTGGTCCATCTCAAGCGGAGTAAGAAGCCCCTGCGGGGACCGCGGGGGGTGGAGGTCAGTTATTCGTTTGTTGCGGCGCGTCCGGAAACCGGCAGCGTCCATTCTGTGACCGCAACACTCAAGAATGATGTGGAGTCGTATTCATGATTCGGTTGGCGCCGGCAGCGGGCCAGGTTTGGCTTGATCTTCCCTATGGCGTGCGTTTTTGCGTCCGTCCCCTCGATACCCCGGCCGAAGTGACCGCATGGGCGCTGGCGGTGCCCCGGTTTGCCCAGCGGTTGGCGGGGTGGGTGGCTCCGCCGGCGATTGACGGTGCCGATCCGGTGTGGCGCAAGGCGCTGGAACAGGGGGTGTCCAAGGTGGTCTGGGCCGAAACCTTGGCCGAAACCTGCCTGCTCGCCTGGGAGGGGGTATTGGCGATCGACGGGCGCCCGGCCCCGCTCAGCGTCGATACCATCGCCCAGGTGATGGCGGTCGGTGCCATCGTCGATGCCTTCCTTGACCGGATGTATGCGCCCCTGGAGGCGATGCGCTCCGAGGGGGAAAGCTCCGGCACCGTGCCCGCTGGCATTACGGTGCCGGAGCCAACTACTGCGCCAGTTGTCTCAGCGGTGACGACGACGGCCACGCCGTCTGCGGCGATGCCTGCGAATACGTGATCGGTGCCCCGCAAACCCTGGCGGGGTGGCAGGTCTGGCATGCCGCCACCCCGGCCATCGGTCTGCGGGTGCTGGGGGCGGGGAAACCCCATTGGGTGCTTGATCAGGGGTTAGCCCTGCGCCGCGCCGAGATTTTAGGGTGGGATCTGGTGGCGGCGGCGACCCTGCTGCCCGAGATCGCGCTCGGGCTGGCGGAGGCTGCGGTTGGGGGCGCCGATGATGGCGATGATCAAGATGAAGGTAGCGAGTGACGCATTGTGGCCATTCGTCTGATTGAAACCGAAATTCGGGCGGACGTCGGGCCGTTCAAGCGGGCGTTGGTCGAGGCCGATCAGGCACTCGATCAGTTTGGCGTCCGTGCCGGTCGTGTGCTGTCTGGTCTTGCCGCTGATGCGCCGGCGGGAGAGCAGGCGATCGACGGCATCGCGACCGCGGCCGGGATGGCGACGGCGGCCTATGGCACGCTTGGTGAGCAGGCCAGCCGCGCGCTTGCCGCGCTGGTCGCCGAGGCGGCTCAAGCCGGCCCGCGGATTCAAGATGCGTTCAACCCGTCCGCTCCCGCCAACTGGAATCGCCCGCTGGCGCCGGCAGCGGTGGCGGCCGTGTCGGCGCCGGCGGCAGCGGTGGCGGTTGATCTTGCCGTCCATCTTGATACCGAGGCACTGACGGCGGGGTTGGCACAAGCCAGCCAGGCACTCGGCGCGTTTCGCGCCGGCGCCGATCAAGCGTTGTCGCTGGTGGCCGTCGATGGCGCCGGCGGCGCGGCGGCGATCGCCGGCCTCACCACCGCGGCCGATGGCGCCCGCCGGGCCTATGGCGAGCTCGGCCGGGAGGCGTCGCGCGCCCTTCATACCCTGGCGGCCGAAGCGGCACAGGCGGCCCCCCGGATTGCGGATGCCTTTGGTGGGGCTCAAGCCGGAGCCGCCGACCGTCCGGCCGTTGCGCGCGAGGACCCCTTTGCCGGGGCCAGAGGGCGCCAGCGCTCCGAGGTCGAGGCGGTGCGCGCCATGAGCGCATCGGCCAACGCCCGCTATCAGGCGATCGAGGCCGAAACCGAAGCCGTGGTCCGCGGTGAACTCGAGCGGGCGGCTGCCGAGCAGATCGCTCCGGTGCTCGCGGAAGCAACCGCGACCAACGCCGCGATCAAGGCGGATATGGATCGGGCGCGCCAAGAATCGCTTCGGGCGTATATGGCGTTTCTGAAAGGTGCACAAGAAAACACCATTTCTGTGATGGAGGATTACCGGGACGGCATCCGGGCTGGGATTGCCCGCCATCGGGATGGCGGCGGTCTCGAGATCAACGCCACTGCCGGCAGCCGGGATATCTCTGAGCATCTGATTTCGAGCGGTACCGGTCGTAGCCGATCTGGCCGCATGGCATTACGCGCCCGCTCGGCCTCTGAGGCGTTGTCGGAACTGGGGGGCTCGTCCGATGGCTTTGATGACGCGGTGTGGTCCGAGGCCGGCGCGGCCGTGGCCCGTCTGCGCTCCGAGGTCGAGGCTGCGGCGCCAGCGATGGCCGGGGTGCTGGGCGATGGCGAGGCCAAGGCGCGCCGGCTGGCGGTGGCGGTCGATTCGGTGGTTCCGGCATTGGGGCGCATCGAAAACCAGGGTACGGCGGCCGGGGGTGCCATCGCGGGATTGGCCCGGGCGATGGCCGGCGTCGGGCAGTCCAGCAACGGGCCGGCCGACGCTGCCCTCGAATTCGAGGGGCTGGGTGCCGTAGGCAGGGTGGTCGAAGGACAGTTGAACGCGGTCGCCAACCAGGCAGGCGTGGTTTCGAACCAAATGTCGGCGCTTGGCGGCGCGGCCGGAACGGTGGCTGGCCGGGGATTCCTCAGTCTGGTTAAGGGATTGGCTGCGTTCGGCCCGGTTGGGTTGGTGGCTGGGGCTGCAATAACTGCGTTGACTAGCAGTTATGTCGTGGCGGTTGCGGATGCCATAACGTTTGATAAAGAGAATACCCGGATCGCCCAGTCGTTGCGTCGGGTCGGCGCCGATGCTTGGCTATCGGCTGAACAGGTTCAGGCTTGGGGGACCGAGATTGCACGAACTACGCTTGCCACCAGGGATGAGGTGGTGGAGGCCGAGCTGGCCTTGGCGCAGTTTGGTTCGGTGGTCGGCGCCGACTTCGCGCGCGCGTTGCGCCTGGGCCAGGATATGGCCGTGACCTTCGGCGGCGGGCTGCCCGCGGCCGTCGGGGTGCTCGGCGCGGCGCTCGAGCGGCCGGGTGAGGCGCTCGAGCGGCTGACTGCGGCCGGGATGCGTTTTACCGATCGGGAACGGCAGATGATCACCGATGCGGTAGCGGTCGGTGATACCGTCGCGGC